CGGCGCTCATGACGTCTGTGATGGTGGTATCGCGGTCAGACACGCTTGAGCTCGGCGGTGATGTTGCGGGCGAGGACGCGGGGGAGGTCTGCGGCGGCGCGGTCTGCGGCAGGGCGCAGGAAGGGGCGCGCGCGGATGGTCACACTCTCCACCAGCATATACCACAGCGCGCCGGACGGCCGGTGCTTCAGAAAGAGCTTGCCGGACTTGGCCTTGATGACGGTGAAGAGGCCCGCACCGGACTGCCGCAGGGGGCCGCCGTAGCGATCAGCGCCCGCCGGGGTGCGCGCAGGTGGGAGGGGGATGCGGAGGTAGCGGCTGCGCTTCGGGGTGATGGTCGCGCCGTATTCGTGCGTCCCGGCGTAGCGCACCGATGCCCCGTCCTTGAGCCGCCCGCCGGCGCTGATCACGGCCTCGGGGCCTTCTGGTGTATCCCGCACGGTGCCGGCGACGGACCGGAAGAGGTGGCCGTTCTGCCATAGCCCTTGGCTGCGGACGTTGGCCTTGCCGTAGCTCTCCCCTCGCATCGCCACTTCAACCATCGTCCGCTGGACCGCCGCGCGGAAGCCACCGGCCCCGAGCCTCTTCAGCATCGCAGCGGCCTCAGCGGGGGTCATCAGACCACCGGAACGACGTAGCGGGCGATCATCTGGCGCACAGCATCGGGCATCGTCTCGGGGCGCAGGGACGTGGAGATGCCGGCCTCGCTGACAGAGGTCCGGCCTTGGCCGTGCCGCAGGTCGAAGAGGTGCCGGGTCAAGACCGCGACGGCGTGTGCCAAGTCATCGGGCAGGGTCGCCCACCCCGCGGTCACGACGGCGCGCACAGACCGGCGGGTCAACGGCAGGGGCGGGTATGACGGGGCGATCTCGATCTGCGATGTCCGGGCGTCGAGGGTGTAGCCGGTGCTGTCCCGCAGCGTCGAGGTGTCCCAGACCCGCGAGGTGGAGACGTGCAGGGACGTGACGGCGGTGATGTTGGGCACCCTGACGAGCAGGGTGTAACCGTCCTCGGACACGACCACTTCGGGCTCGATCAGGGTGTAGGTCGTGGACCCGAGCGTCGGCGCGCCGTTGTCCGGCATCGCGGAGCAGAGCGCCGCGGCGATCATCGCGTCGGCCACGTCGATCAGCGTCTCGATCTTGCTGTCTTCAGCCGTCCCGGTCAGGCCGGGGATCTGCAGGCGCGCGGCGGCGGCGGTGATCACGGGCACGGGGGCACCCCATACGGGTCGGTCGGTTCGGCGGGGCCGTCCGGGGCGTCGGGGTCGCCCGGGGCGCGCTGGGGGCCCGGGGCGGTGACCAGCCGGCGCGTGAGGTACGCGGGGCCGGCCGGGGCGCGGCCTACGGCTGCGTAGGCGCGCGGGAGGGGATGGCCGGGCGCCGGGCCACCTGCGACCGCGGGGGCGGCTGCAGGGGCCTCAGCGCCCGGCAGGGCGGCCCCCGCCGGCGTGGGGGCGTCGGCGGGGGCGCGGGGCATCAGACGCGGACCTCTTCGCAGAGGAGCGAGTAGCGGCCGTAGATGGCCACGCCCGACGCGGTGACGGCCTTGTTCAGCTTGATGGCGGCGCCCGGCGCGATCTCAAGGATCGTGCCGACCGCGGCCGACGCGAAGGTCAGGGCAATCGGCGTGGTCGCGGCGAGGTCGCCGGTGCCGCCGCTGCCGCTGGTCCGGGTGTCGAAGCTGTGCAGCGTGGTCGCGCCGTTCGCGAGGGTCACCGTCGCGTAGTTGGTGTCGTTCGCGGTGACGGCAGCCTGCGGGGTGAAATACCCGCTGATGATGCGGAGCTTCACGGGCAGGGGGTTGACGTACACATCGCCGTCGACGGTGCCGGCGGCGGCACGGATGAGCAGGAGGTCAACCTGCCGGGTCATGGGTTGGGACATGGGGTCACCTCAGATGGGCGCTGGGGGTGGATCAGGAGGCGTTGTAGCCGTACACCACGTTGACGATGCTGCCGCTGGTCGGCGCGCTCGCGTGGTCGGGGCTCTCGAAGGCGTAGCGGCCGGAGGCCACCAGCGCGCCGGTGTTGTTGAGGATGTTGACGTCGCTCTCGACGCGCAGGCCTTGGCGGGTGCCGAGGATGTAGCGGTTGAGGTCGACCATCACCACGCCGCCCTTGGTGTTGCTGCCGCTGGTGGCGTTGTGGACGCCGGCGGTGTCGAAGGCGCCGGTCTCCGCGCCGGTGCGGCCGAGCGGCCACGCGCGGATGACGGGGCGGCCGCCGATGGCGGCGACCTGCCCGCTGAGGATGGTCGCCTGCGGGCCGAACTTCTCCAGGGTCGCGACCTGATCCATCGTGCTGAACTTGCTCAGGATCTCGGAGAAGGAGGCGAAGACCGCGACACGGGACATGTCCTGCCCGCAGCCGGCGCTCATCTGGCTGTGCATCTCTTGGATCTTCGCGAAGGTGTAGGTCGAGGCCAGATCCTTCTTGGCCGCGGTGCCGATGTCCAGCGCGCGGGCGCGCAGGCCGAGGAACGACCGACGGTGGTCGAGGCTGCCGCCGACCGCGCTGCCGCCCGACGGGGTGCCGACCGGGAAGACGCCCTCGGGGGCCCAAGCGGTCAGGCTGTCCTGATGGGTGGCGTTGGTGTCGCCGTTGATGATCGCGTCGAAGAGGGCGAGGGACATGGCCTCGGCGATCTGCGCGCGGAGCTCGGGGAGGTAGCTGATGATGCTGTCAGCGTCGGCGTTGCGGTCGTAGATCACGGCGCAGGCCATGTCCTTGACGGCGTAGGCCAGCGAGGACGTCCCCATCGCCGAGGTGATGAAGTCGGCGGCGGCCGAGGCGCTGGCGGCGCCCTGCAGGTAGGGGCGGGGGCGCGCGGTGCCGAGCGGGCTCTTGACGTTCTTGTCGTTGAGCGTCTTCTGCACGAACAGACCCACGGGGCTGTCCATAATGGCCGCGGTCGCGACGCGCATCATCTCGGGGAGCATCACCTCGCCGGGGATGAAGTCGGCGCCGTTGCCGCTGCTGACGCCGAAGACGCGCCGGATGGTCGCGACGCCGTCGTTGGTCAGGCCGTTGCGCTGCAGGCGGTCGGACAGGCGGGCGAGGATATCGCCGCCGTGCTCCAGGGCCGCCCGACCGAACTCGCCGCCGGACGCGCGCCCGACGTTCAGGCCGCGCAGGGCGAGGCGGACGTAGAGGGCCTCGAACAGATCCTTGATCTCGGCGTGGCCCTCGCCGAAGGTGCGGGTCGACGTGAGCAGGCCGTCGGCGCGCTCGGTGTGCTGCTCGCTGCCGAAGGCGATCCGGCGGGTCGCGCCGAAGAGCTGGAGGCTGTCGTCGCGGCCGAAGCTGCGGGTCAGGCTGGCGGCCGGGCCGTCGAAGGGCGCGGGGGTGCCGGCGATCTCGCGGGCCTTGAGCTTGGCGATCTCGCCGTCGAGCTTGGCGACCTCGGCGGTCTGGCGCTCTTGGGTGAGCTTGACGTCACCGATGTTGCGCTCGATGTCCGCCTTGGCGGTGTTGATGGCCTTGCCGACGAGGACGTCGACCTGGGCCTGGAGGGTGCTGCTGTCGGCCATCGTGGCCTCCTTTGGGTGGATGACCGGGAGGGCCGCCCGGCGCGGGAGAGAGGGTCAGACGGAGGAGGTGGAGACGGGGAAGAGGGCAGCAAGGGCGCGCTCGATCAGGTCCAGCGCGTCGGCGTCGGCATCGACCGGCGCGGCCCCTGCCTGGGTGACGTGCGCGGGGGTCTCTGCGGACACGTCGGCCGGGGCGGTGGGTTCGGCGTCGTCGGAGGACCGCTGCGCGATTGCGTCGGGGTGCATCGGGGTGCCGACGATTGAGCACTCCATGAGGCGGGGCGCTTCATAGACGTAGCCGCGGGCTGCCCAGCGGGGGTCGTCGGTGGGGTACTTGCTGCGGTCGGTCATCTTGCCGGGGATGAAGCCGACGCTGCAGGCGTTCAAGACGCCTTCGGCAAGCTGCCGGGCGACAGCGCGGCTGGTCTCGGTGGCGTCGGACGGGACGAAGGCGCCGGTCAGGGCACGCACGCCGGGGGCGATGTCGGTCACCGACAGGTCGACCCACTTGCCGATGGGGAGGCCCCAACTGTTGTGATTGAAGAAGGCCACGGGGTTCTGCGCGAACCGCGACAGATCCCAATCCTGCATGACGAGGTCCGACGCCTCATCGGGCGTGCTCATCGACATCACGAAGCGATAGCGCGGGGGCTCGCCGTCGTTGGTGTCCGGCTTCTCGTCACCCATCGGCAGGGCGCGCAGCATGACCGACCGGAACAGAGGCGCCGGCTCGATCTCGCCGGGCTGCAGGCCACCGGCCGCGCGGCGCTCCACGAAGGCGCGGCGCACGTCGGCGGGGCGGGCGGTGACCGGGGCGCACAGCATGGTGGTCAGTCCTTGAAGACGGGGCGGGTGCCGCAGCGGCAGTTGATGTCTTGGCGGGCGATGCCGAAGCCGCCGGGGGACGGGGCTCGGGCCCCTACGTCTTGCCCCGACGGTATCACGAATAGCCCACCGGGCGCAACACGTTGACCATGACAGCGGCGATGGGAGCGGTCAGGTTCAACGGGAAGGGGGGCGCGGACCCATTCCACTTCGAAGTCGATGCCGAGGTTGGCCGCTTGGCTGTATGCGAGGTCGGTCCCGGCCTGCAGGGCGCGGTTGGTCTCGGTGCGGGCGATGGTCAGGGCGCGGGCCGCGGAGAACGCCTGCGACGACCGGACGCGCTCTTGAATGTCGCCGATGGACTCGCCAGCGGTGATACCCGCGATGACTTCGGCCTCGATCTGGCGCTTCGTGGTTTCGTTGACGCGGGTGACCTGCTCAGCCAACAGACCGGGCGTCGGGGTCAGGGTCGGCTCCCATGCGATGCCGCGGCCGTCCGGAGCGGTCAGCCATGCCCGGAACAGGCCCCATCCAACCTGCACAGTGGCCCCGATGACGTTGGTGATGGCCTCAGCGATGGTCATGCCCTCAGCAGCGACGTTGAAGAGCATGGCGATGTCGTCTGCGATGAGCACCCGGCGCACCGGGGCGGTTCCGGTAGGCGTCAATAGGCCAGCGCGTACACCCCGGGCTGCGTCAATAGCCCCGAGGCGTGCGATGATGCGGTCGCGCTGGGCACGGAGCGCCCCGGACCATGCGCGGAGGATGGCGCGCTCTTGGGTGCGGCGGGCCTTGCCGACCAAGCGGCGCGACCGGGCGATGGTCAGGCGCGGGGGCTTGCCGGCGGCGCGGGTGACCGGGGCGCGGCGGCCTGCGCGGCGCTTCGGCTTGCGCGCGGCCATGATCGCGTCCCTGCGCACGCGCGCCCAGCGCCGGCCGGCGTCGCCGCCCCAGAGCAGCCAAGCGATCCACTGCGCGGACGGGTCGGAGCGGTCTTCCCAGCCCGCGGCGGTCTGCTGTGCGCCGTGGCGGGCGAAGAAGCTGTGCATCCGCAGGATCGTGCGGTCGCTTAGGTTCGCGCGGTTTGCGATGTCCCTGGCGCGCGCCACGCCCACGGCAGTCCCGCCGCGGCCGTGCTCTTCGCGCAGGCGCAGCCCGAGGCGGGCGTTGGAAGCCATCCCCGCGGTTGGCTTGCGGTCGATCCCGGCGATGTCGCGGTCGACCTTCACCCGTCGCCCCGGGCCGCGAGGGCCTCGGCGGCGGCGGTCAGGGCGGCGATGGCCTCGGCGCGCTCGTCATCGGTTGCGTCGGGGTTGGTCAGCACGTCGGCGGCATCGGAGAGGGACGATGCGAGGTCGGCGTCTTCGGTGGCGAGGTCTTCGTCTTCGTCGAGGTCGTCGCCCTCATCGCCCGGGGCGTCGTCGGCAGGCGCGGGCGCGGGGGTCTGCCCGGCGGGGGTTGCCGGGGCGGCGGGGGCGGTGAAGGCACCCTCGGGCACGTCGTCCCAGCCCTCGTAGGCGTAGGCGACGGCCGGGTCCATCCCATTCGCGATGTGCAGCGCGATCCGGGCGAGGATGTCGGAGTCAGCGGCCTGCAGTGGCCCCACACCACTGAAGTCATGCTCGACGGTGATGCTGTCGTCCCGGTCAACGCGGCGGGCGAGCATCGTCATCGCCTCGTCCAGCGGCGCGATCTTGCCCCGCAGGTCGGTCCAGTACGACGTCAACTGCGCGCCGGCGGTGGCGAAGATGTTGGCCGCGTCCACGCCTAAGCGCACGGGTGGCACACCGAAGACAGCGAGGATGAGGTCGCGGGTCCACGTGCGCTGCGCGGGGCCGTCCATGTCCTTCGGTGCCCAGTCGAGAAGGTCCAACTCCGCGCCGGACGCGCCGAGGACTGCGACCCCGCCGTCTGTGTCGCTGAACAGGCGGGCGAGCTGCATCTTGATCTGCTCAACAGCCGGCTGACTCCACCCTGAGCCTTGGTCCTTGCTTGCTGGCCGGTAGATGGCGGCCGGCCGGCCTGACCGGGCCTTGCGCGCGGTGCCGGCGGCGAGGGCCTGATCGGCGGTCAGGTCGCTGTGGAGCACCTGCGTCGCCCCGACGCCGGCGAGGGCATCGGGGCCGTCCAGCACGCCCAGCGTCAGGACAGAGAGCACCGCTTCGGGCGGGTACTGCTTGACGGTGTCGCTGCCGATCTCGTACCCGAGCGGGGTGCCGTCGGCGGCGGGGATGACCCGGACGCGCTCGGGGTGGGCCCACCGCACGCCGATGGGGGCGCCGGTCAGGTTGCTGTAGAGCAGGACCGACGTGCTGCGCCCGGCGAGGAGCATGTCCCGGACGGTCGCCTCGCGCCACGTCCGCGACGACGGGTGCCCGCTGTTGGCGATGGCCTTGGGGAGCCAGTGGCCCTCGATGACTTCGCCCCGGCGCTTGACCACAATCGGCAGGGCGGCGAGGTCGCCGGCGATGGCGCGCACACAGGCGTAAACCCAAGGGTTCAGGTACGCGCTGAGCGCGATGGCCGGGCTGTACAGGCCCTCGGTCGGCGCTGCCGCAGCGTAGTCACCGCCGGCGACGAACTCGCGCGGCTTCTCGACGGGGTTGACCAGCCCGAGCGCCTTCGCGACCGACAGGTACATGCGGCCCCACGCGGACGTGGGGGCGACGGCAAGGGGCGCTGTGTCAGTCGGGGTGGCCATGCCGCGATCATAGCCCGG